ACGAAGACAGGGCACAGGTTCAATCGTGAAGCGAACAGCAACTACGGCCCCTATGTTGCGGACGCTAAGAAGCAGCTGGTCGCGCAGCTCGGCAAAGCCGAAATGATTGGTGGGCCCGTTGAGCTCTTGGTTGAGTTTACGTATGCGCGACCTAAGAAACCATCGCACGATTACCCAAGCCGAGGGGACCTTGACAAGCTCGTCAGAACTGTTGGTGACTTGTTGCAGCACGTGGGCGTGATCAAGAACGACAGTCAGATTACGCGCATCACTGCTGAGAAAAGGTTTGGGGAAGTTGATCGGGTTGTAGGGGAAATTATCCCGATCATTTAATCTTCGTCCGCTGCCCTGGACGAATACATAACTGCGGCATGCCCCCTAGATGCCGCGGGTTGAGCGCTTGCGCTCCGAATCGCCCCTCTGCCCTAGCGGGTAGGGGGGCGTTTTGTCGTTCTTAACGCTATTTGCGGGTGTTGTGCAACGGCAGGGTTTGCGTTCTGTCCGTGACGCGGTTTATAACTTCGCGCATTGCAGGAATCCATCGGGGGATGGCGAAAGGGGCATCATGAAAGCATTAGCTGGAATGAAAACGAAGGAGCTGACGGTGACATTCACTGAAGAGTACTTCGAACAGTTTAAGAAGCACTGCGATAAGCAGGGCTTAACTCCGGATCAAATGATTGGGCAGCTCATTGCGGTTGACATGAGCCCGCCGAATGTTATTTGGGGTCCGTGGAAGCCGGCGGCATGAGCGACTTTATCTTTGGGGTTCTGGTTGTGTTTGCTGTTTGCTTGTCTGCGCTGATTGGTGTGGGGTTGTGGCTTGCGGCAATGGTGCTCGTATGAAACAGCTCGAGGCGTATGAGGTTGATCAGCTGCAGCACCTAGCGGTCGCTAAGAAGCTCGCTGAGATTGCGCAAAGCATGCCGGCGCATCCGTTGCATCGTGAGCTTGCGGGCAACGAGAAGCTAGTGATGAGTGCGATAACGCAAATGCTGATCGACACGGCAGCTAACGAAATTGACATTGCGAGGTCGATCGGGGAGGAACACAATGTTTGAGCTACTACTTGCAATCGCAATCTGGCCGCTGTGGATTTTGCTTGCTGGACTGCTTGCAATCGTCGCGCACATGATTATCGAAACGATAATGGACAAGGTTTGGGGCAAACAACCGAAGGGGCAAAAATGGTCACGGAAGTAGAACTAAGCGAAGCAGCAGATCAGGCTCGCAGGGTCATGGAGCTTGGCGAGATGATGTTGAGGACGGCGGTTGATGAGTCCGCACCATCGGATGAGCGCGCCATTGAAGTTGAGCGCCTTACGCATGTCATTAAGACACGGTTGCGTGAGGTTGAGCGGGTGATCTGGTGACGCGCGCTGACAGAAGGGCGCTAATTGACCTTGAAGAAGTCGAGCGGGCAACGTTTTCTGTTGACTGTCTCAAGCCTACGTGTGCGCCGGCAATAATTGTGTTTGGTGTTTTCGTCACGTCTGGACACTTGGTTGTTGACCTGACGGTTGAAGAAGCGCGAGTTCTTATTGCGCGGTTCGAATCTGTTATGCAAGAAATTGCTGGTGAGGTTGAGCAGGTGATTGAGTGACTGACATGGCTCTTGAGCTGTTCAGCACCGAAAAACTACCGTCGACCGTTAACGTGCTTTTGTATGGGCCTGCGGGGGCGGGTAAGAGCACGGCGGCAGCGTCGGCACCTGGGCCCGTCATGTTCATCAACCTTGAAGGCCCTAACGCTTTGCATTACGCACGCAAGTCGGCGCGTGACGCTGGCACCGAGGTTCTTGAGGTCAGGGTTGATTGGGGCGAAGACCCTCGCGCTTACTTTCGTGAGGCGTTTGCCGCGGCTAAAGAACGGGGCGTCAACACAATCGTCATCGACACCTTGGGGAAGCTGCGTGATGGCATTGCGTTCAACATTGGTGGCGAATCACCGTCGTTGCCGCAGTGGGGACAGGTAGGTAAAGCAATGACCACAATTCTGCGTGAGCTCCGCGACAGCGACATGAACACCGTGCTGATCTGTCACGAACGAGTGCTGGATTCCGACACTGGCGATCGCATCGTTGAACCGCTCGTCGGGGGTAAGACAACGACTGAGGCGATGGCTGAGGTTGACGTGATCGCGTACTGCGGCGCCGTGAGGGATGAGAAGGGCACGCGCTACCTCGCGCAGCTGGTTGAAAGCAAAGGCCGGCGCGCTAAGGACCGCTCAGGCGCGCTTGGTGAGATTGTTGAGCTGAATCTGACAGACCTAATTGCAAGCTATTTGGCGAGTTTTATTGACGACTCGCTGCCATTCGATGAAAAGGAAACCGCATGAAGATTACGGGCTTGGATCAGGTAGGGACTGAGGAAACACCGCAGACACTAATACCGCCAGGTGAGTACCTGATTGGTATTACCGCGGCTGAGGAGAAGACAAGCAAGAACGGGCATCCGCAAGTTGCGCTTGACCTTGAGATCCTTGAGGGTGAGTTGAAGGGCAGGGGCGTGAAGGATTGGGTAACGGTCACTGAGCGCGCGATGTGGCGCGTGAAGCAGGTACTCACGTCTATTGGGTATCCGATTGCTGCTAGCGGCGAAGTTGACCTTGACGCGCCAAAGATGATTGGTGGCAAGGCAATCATCACAATCAAACATGAGCTTTACAACGACAAGGTACGGCTCAGGATTGACCATTGGGCGCCGGCCGCAGCAACGACAAGCAACGCGACAGGCATTGACGCCGCGATCACTACCGAATCTGACCTGCCGTTTTAGGATGCCTGTGTCTGAGATTGAGATTGAAGACGTGTTGGAGTTCGCGCGTGAAATGACTCGCTTTAGTGAGCGTGTTCGCAATCCCGATCCCGCAAATGAGCATTACGTGCCGTTTGTTGAGCCATTCATCCCAAACATTAAGACCGTTAGGAACGTGTGCTCGGCGCGTGGGCCCGAGGCGGCTATGGAATGGTTGCAGGTGCGGTTTGAGGCGTCGAAGCGTGACATTCAGCGCGCTAAGGAGCAAGATCAGTTTCGTGCTGAGCATGAACGTAAACGCAGGGAGAAGCACAGAACTGAAGAACGGATGCTGAGCGATGAGCTGGCACCTGGGCGCCGAATTGACCGTGCGTTGTCAAAGCTGCAGCTGCTTAGCGAAACGCAGGCCGCGAACCTTGAACCGCACATCAGAGGCAGCGAGCACCCGTCACGAGTGCTGAGTGACGCGCATACTGACGAGTTTCGTAAAGCGCGCAGCTCAGCGCTTAGTTGCGCAAGGAAGCTCGAGGCCACACTCGACAGTCACAGGTACAGGTTGTTGCCACCTAAGTTGCAAGGCAGCATTGACGACAGACTAAAACGGCTTGCAGGGTACGCGCCTGACGTTGTTGCACGGCTCGATCCTGAGCAGGGCTTGCCGCGGCAGATCATTGAGCGTCGTGAAGCGCTTGGTCTTGATCCTATTACGGGCGATCGGGTGTGAAGATCAACATGACGACGCTTACTGTTGGTGCGCCGGCCGAAACGAAGGTGCGCGAGTTGCATGCTGCGTTTAGTGATTGTCTGCCGTTGCTTGTGCATTACTTGACGGGCACTGTTGACGAGCAGGCGCATGTTGCGCAGTTGTTGAGGGATCAGTTGCGAAGCATTGAGGCCCTTAGCGGGCAGGCAAGGAGAAAGCTATGAAACGTCAGGAGCCTAAAAACGTGCCGGTGCAGTGGATGCGCCGCCGTAAAGAACTTGAGGCTGTGAGTGGCGTGTTGCCGATCGCTAATGATTGCAGCGACATGTGCCGCCAGCTACGTGACGAAAACAATGATTTGAAAGCCGTCATTAGTGAGCTCTGCCGGTCTTATGAGCACCTTGAAGCGTCTAAGGCAGCAGTCGACGTCAACATTCTGATCGCTAAGAGGCGTGTATGAGCTTGCCTGAGCAGGTTGCCGCAATTCAAGACGGCATCGTGCCTGACGGCGACCACCTGGTGACGCTTGTTGAGGTTGCCGTTGTGCCACGCAAGGCCGGCGGTTGGTGGGGGCGGTTTTTGAGCGAAACGAGCGGTGGCCGGCAGCTGCGCGAAATGCGACGGCTCGGTGCTGATCCCGACGACGCTTTCGTGCTCGATCAGGCCGCTAATCGCAAGTGGGTTGAGTGGGGCCAAAGAATGGGCGTCAATGAGACTGATGCGAGGGGCGTGTTTAACGCTTTGCATCAGCTACAGGGCCACAGGTTTACGGCGCGCGTTACGAAGACGGCACACAGCACTACCGTTCAGCACAGAGCGTTTGAGGACGTTGTGTTTGCCACAGGCGGGCAAGCCTTGACGACTGAGGGTGAGATTGTTACGAACGTCGCGCAGGATCAGTACAACCGATTGCTTGAGGGCTTGAACGCAACGCGGTTGGCTTTGTCAGTTGTATGCCAGGCATGTCACGAACTAAGCCGCGACAAAAGCTGGACTGACCTCGGGTATGAATCCCTTGCTGAGTTCCTTGCGAGCCCTGAGATTACGTTGACGCGCAGCAACTTCTTTAGGATGGCGCAGATTTGGGAGCTGTATGTGCTTGATGGTGGCGTTGATCCGCGGCAGCTTGCCGTGGCAGGCCCTTCGAAGTTTGCGATCCCGCTTCGTGCTCTTGGTGCTAACGAAGTGAGTGTTGAAGAAGCGTTGGCAGACGTTGAAACGCTCGGTGCGCGTGATCTGCGTGAGAAATACGAGCTGCCAAAAGAAGAGTCGCAACGTTGCGACCCTCTTGACAGGTTGCTTGACGATGACGTAATTGATGCTGCAATCGCCTGCTACGAGGGCACTACCGCGTCGGGCCGTGAGCAATGGCAAGTGACGTTGACTGAGATCCGCGATTACATTAAGGCCAGCAATGCGTGAGCAGCAAATGAAAGCACTTGAGCGCGCTAACATCGTTAGGTTTGCTGCAGCTGACGTAAAGCGTGAGATTCGTGACGGTCGTTTGCGGCTCGCTGACGCGCTTTGGGATGAGCGCGCTAATCCAATTATGTTGCGTGACTTGCTGCTGGTGCAGGTTGGTGAGGGCCCTTATCGTGTTGACACGTTCCTTAATCGCGTGGAGGTCAATGGGCATCGTCGTATTAGGGATTTGACCGAGCGGCAGAGGCGGGTGGTTGCTGATGCGGCGTAAGAAGGTTGAACGTAAGGACAAGGTTGTTCAGGAGCGTTGGGTTGTTGTTGATCCTTTGGATTGCCGTGTGGCGAAGTATCCGCCGGCTGTGGGGATGAGTGATGACGATGTGCATGGCTTTGAGTTTGGTCATGCGACAGAACTTGCCGCGCACTTCACGGGTCAGTCGCGGTCATGGGAGGTAGTTCGGTTGAGGGCGTGGCGGTTGGCGCGGGCTGGTGGGGTGCCTGTGTCGGCCGTCACTGCCGAGCAGCAGTTAACGAGAGGGGATGCTGATGGCGAGGCATCGTAATTGGGCTGAGGCTCGCAGCAAGGTGACTGATGCTGGCCGATGCCGTGTGTGCAGGACGGGGCAGCCGCCGATCGACGCTGCGCACGTCATTGCTAGAAGCCTGGCACCTAACGGCGGTGAGCACGCTGACGCAATCTGCGAATTGTGCCGCGAGTGTCACACGCGCTACGACAATCATGAGCTCGACCTGCTGCCGTACCTGACGCTTGCCGAGCAGCTAAGCGCAGTCACGGTCGCTGGTGGCATTGAGGCAGCTAGACGTCAAATAACGGGGAGGCGTAATGATTTACGATGAGAAGCGTTGGATTGAGGAGTGCGATCGGCGCCGTGAGGAACGCGACCGCCGGCTTGATGAGGAATGGGAGTACCGCGATACCGAGCCGTTTAAGAAATCCGATGATGAGGGGGAGAAGGATGATGAGTAGTGTTTTGATTGGGCAACGGGCAGTGAAGGTGTTTGTGTTGGGTGTGCTTGCCGCGGCACTGATGGCTGGTAGTGCTGAGGCGAAGATGCCGGCGCATTGGCAGCTGTGGGTTAAGATGGGTCGCTGTGAGCAGCCAGGCCGCGGCGCTTGGGGTGTTCGCTGGAATCATCCTGGACCGACTTATCAGGGCGGCCTTGGCTTTTATCACGCGACTTGGGATGGCTTTAAACCTCGCGGCTTTCCGGCTGATGCTGGGCAGGCGACGTGGCGGCAGCAGATGTGGGTCGCAAACATTGTTGCTCGGCGCGTCGGTTATTCCGCTTGGGATTGTTGGGGGCGTATTCGATGACCTATTACGGTTGGCCGCATGGTCCTGCTACTCAGAAGCAGTTGTGGTTGCTGCGCAAGTTGTTGTTGGACTTACACAACGAGCAGCTTATGGCTGATCATGGGTACACGGAGGGCACGGCTTCTGCTGAGATTAAGCGTTTGTTGCAGCTGCAAAAAGAACGCGATGCGGCGTGAAGGATTCTAATCAAATAGATGGGGGCAAAATATGACAACTACGGTTGTGGCAGACAGGTACGCAGAACTGTTAGATCGAAAGCGTCGGATTGCGGGTCAAATTGGCCGCGAATCAGATCCTTCAGAGTGTCATCCGCTACTACACGATTGGCAGGCAAACGCGGTCGCGTGGGCGGTTCGCACTGGACGCGGCGCGCTGTTCTGGGACTGCGGACTAGGAAAGACTTTCGCTCAGCTTGAATGGGCGCGACTTAGCGCCGACACTTCGTTGATTCTCGCGCCGCTATCGGTTGCGCGGCAAACCGTCCGAGAGGCTAAGAAAATCGACATTGACGTTCGCTACGTCAGACATGGCAGCGAGGTTGACGGGCCAGGGGTTTGGATAACTAACTATGAGATGGCGCAGCACTTTGAGATGAGCGACTTCGGCGCATTGGTGCTTGACGAATCGTCAATCCTCAAAGCCGTTGATGGTAAGACGCGCAAGGTTCTTACCTCTCACGCCGCTGACGTTCCGCTCCGACTCGCTTGTACCGCTACGCCTGCACCTAATGATGTAGCCGAGCTGACTAATCACGCAGAGTTTCTAGGGCTGATGCGCCGCGAGGAGATGCTGTCGGCCTACTTTGTCAACGATGAAAAAGAATGGCGGCTAAAAGGTCACGCGCGCCAGCCGATGTTTAAGTGGATGGCGACTTGGGCTCACGCTTTGACTCGTCCATCTGACATTGGCTTCAGCGATAAGGGATACAAGCTCCCGAAGCTATCCGTCATCGCTGAAGTTGTCGACGCACAGATCACGGCAGGAGACGGTCAGCTATTCGCAACCGATCTCGGCGGCGTGGGAGGGAGAGCAAAGATTCGCCGGCAGACAATGGGGCCGAGGATTAGTCGAGCCGCAGAACTAGCAGGCGGCGACGAGCAAATCATTATCTGGTGCGGACTAAACGACGAGGCAGCCGCTATCGCTGCCGCCGTTGATGGGGCCGTGAACGTTGAAGGATCGTGGACGCCGGACGATAAAGCGCAGGCGCTTGAAGACTTCCAAGACGGCAAGATAAGGGTTCTCGTTACGAAGCCGCAGATCGCCGGGTTTGGGATGAACTTTCAGAACTGCCACCGAATGATCTTTTTAGGGCTCGGTGACAGTTACGAGTCCTACTACCAGTCGATTCGCCGCTGCTACCGATTCGGGCAAAAGAAGCCAGTCGATGTTCACGTAGTTGTCTCGCGGCTAGAGACGGCAATCGTCGAGAACGTCAAACGCAAAGAACGCGACGCAAGCCGCTGGCACCTAGAGCTTGTTTCGGCAATGGATAAAGGGGAAAGGGAACAATGACTACAGCACCATACGTAACTGAGGACGCAGAGGGCATCGGATGGAAGATGATGCTCGGAGATTCGTGCGAGCGGCTAGGGGAGCTTGGAGACGATTCGATCGACTTGTCTATCTTCTCGCCGCCGTTCGCATCGCTTTACACTTACTCACCGAGCGAGCGCGACCTAGGCAACAGCTCAGACCGCGACGAGTTCTTTGAGCACTTCGGATTCATAACCGATCACTTGCTGCGCGTGACGAAGGTAGGCCGACTGGCTTGCGTTCACGTTCAGCAGCTTACGACTACTAAAGCTACTCACGGGTTCAACTCGCTAACGGACTTTCGCGGTCAAGTAATCGCGCACTTCCAGCAACACGGCTTTTGGTTTCACGGCGAGGTAACGATTGACAAAGACCCGCAGGCGCAGGCTATCCGCACTAAGGCTCACGCGCTTATGTTCAAGACGCTTCGATCTGACTCGTCAAAGTCACGACCTGGGCTAGCTGACTATCTGCTGATCTTCAAGAAGCCTGGCGATAGTGAGATTCCGATTCTTGGTGACGTTGATAACGAGACTTGGATTAACTGGGCTCGGCCAGTTTGGTATGACATCCGAGAGTCCGACACGCTAAACACTCGCGTCGCTAGGGAGAGCGCCGACGAACGGCACATCTGCCCGCTTCAGCTTCCTTTGATTGAGCGCTGCGTCCGGCTTTGGAGCAACGTGGGCGATACGGTGCTGTCACCGTTCGCTGGCATTGGTTCGGAGGGCGTTGTCTCCGTCAAGCATAATCGCCGCTTTATTGGCTGCGAGCTAAAGCCGAGCTATTGGAAGACGGCTTGCGACAACCTGCGAACCGCTGAGGGGCAGTTGGAGATCCAGATGGGCGCTACCGACAACCTAGAGGCAGCCGCGTGATCTCCTCTACCCGTAAGGAGACGAGATGAATGTCGGATCAACCTTCAGCGGGGTCGGAGGATTCGATCTCGGCTTCGAGCGGGCAGGTATGCGCGTCTTGTGGCAAGCCGAAATTGACGAGTGGTGCCGACGAGTGTTGCGATGGCATTGGCCGGACGCAGCAATCTACGATGACGTTTGCGCCGTCGGTAGCGGCGCCCTTGACGAAAGGGAGCGCGGCAACACCAGGAGTGTCAGCGCCGGGCAGGAGGCAGGAGGACGACATAAACCTAGTGGCGACGACGGCAGCGTTAGCGGTAAACCTACGGGGACGGGAGGAGGGAGCGCGACCGGAAATAGATACGCTAGCGAGTGTGAGAGCGGCAAGCGGCGGGAGCAGTCGAAGCTATCTGTTGACCTCCTCTGCGGCGGGTTCCCCTGCCAAGACATCAGCTGCGCAGGCAAAGGCGCAGGCATCGCCGAAGGAACGCGGAGCGGCCTTTGGAGCTAC